CTCTATCCCAAGATGCGAGCTTACTGCCCAGTCGTAGTCCGTGATAATGAGGGTGCTGGTGTCCAGCTTTGGTCATTTAGCAAGATGATTTATCAGCAGCTGCTGAATATTATGCTTGATCCAGATTATGGTGATATTACCGATCCGAGCGAGGGGCGTGACATTAAGGTCACGGTCATCAAGAAGGATGGGTTTAAGTATCCTATGGTTGACTCTGTCATGCCACGAGGGAAGGCTTCTAACCTTAATGATGATACCGCCGCAACTAAGCAGTGGCTGGATTCAGTTCCTAACCTAGATGATATTCTCAAGAATGACCTTAAGACATATGAGGAGGTCGAGAAGATTGTCAATGATTGGGTAAATGGTGGTGCCCCTACTGACTCTATGGGAACCACACGGTTCGGCACTACGACCACGACCACTGTTGCTGGTACAGGAGGCACGACTACTAGCGAGTCGACATCCACTGCTGCCGCCACGGAGGGTGCTGGGTATACCGACCTTGATGCTGCGTTTGAAGATCTGCTCAGCTAATTCGGAGGTATAAATGGCGGGCTCCACAAAGAAGCAGGTCCACGACTTTACTGCGGATCTGATTAAGTCACTTAATAAGGAACACGGAAGTAAGATTGCCTATAACTTGTCCGTGGACGAGTCACCTACTAATATCAAGAGGTGGATCTCCACAGGTTCAAGACAACTTGACTATCTGGTCTCTAACAGAAGGGATGGCGGCATTCCGGAGGGGAGGATTATTGAGATCTTCGGTCCTCCCAGCATTGGAAAGTCACACATTGCCATCCAGTTGGCCAGGTCAGTCCAGGAGATGGGCGGTATTGCGGTGTACATTGACACCGAGAATGCGACGTCGATTGAGAATCTCCGTCGTCTTGGTGTTGATGTGTCTAAGAGATTTGTCTTTGTGGAGACCGCCTGCACCGAGGAGGTCTTTAAGATAGCAGAAAATACGATTAAGAAGGCTAAGGCGATTAGCGGTGGGGTTCCTGTTATTATTATTTGGGACTCCGTTGCTGCCTCCTCACCACTGGCTGAACTTATTGGAGACTATGATAAACAGTCCATCGGCCTTCAGGCCAGGGCGATCTCCAAGGGGATGAGGAAGATAACACAGGTTATTGGAACTGAGAATGTCACGTTTGTCTGTCTTAACCAGACAAGAACCAAGATTGGGGTGATGTACGGTGATCCCACCACCACCCCCGGTGGAATGGCAATTCCATTTCATGCCTCTGTGAGGATTAAACTGGGCGCGGGCCAGCAGCTTAAGAACAAGGACGGTGACATTATTGGTATTAATGTCTCCGCCAAGACTATTAAAAATAAGGTCGCGCCACCGTTTAGGACATGTAATTTTGAGATTCATTTTGGCGTTGGAATCAAGGAGCATGAGCAGCTGTTCGATATCCTCCGGCGTGCCGGCAGCTTTGTGCAGGGCGACGTCGAGGTCTCTGTGGGCGGCACCGGAAGCTGGAAGACCTTCACGGTTGTGAATACAAAGACTGGCGAAGAGATAGCCAGTAAAAAATTCTACAAGGCTGAATTCAATCAGGTCTTGACGAATACCGTGCATAGACCTTATTTGGATGACTTTATCGAGCATGTTATGATTAAGGAATTTAATATAAATGAGCTTGATGAAGGCAATGTCGCCGATGCACTAGACTTGGAATAAGAGGAGCTGTGTCGAATATTTTATTGGTGGACGCTTACGGGCTGTTCATAAGACACTACTCTGCAAATCCGTCAATCTCTTCTAATGGATATCATGTGGGTGGAGTTGTCGGTTTTTTAAAGGCACTTCAGTATGCCATTCAAAAGCATTTTGCCAGTAAGGTATATATCGTCTGGGAGGGCGGAGGGTCAGGCTTTAGGCGAAGCCTCCTGAGTTCGTACAAGGACAAGCGCCGTCCGATTAGGATGAACCAGTACTATGAGGAGGCGATTGATGATACTTATGAGAGCAGAAATCGTCAAATTTTAACGCTATTAAAGCTGTTAAAGTATGCTCCATTCTGTCAGCTTTATGTTCCTGACTGCGAGGCCGACGATATCATCGCTTATCTTTGCAAGTATTCCCATCAGAATGAGAATAAAATTATCCTCTCCTCTGACAAGGACTACTACCAGCTTTTGGATGAAAAAACGTTCATCTCCACGACAATTAGGAAAAAATTAATAGGTTCGGCTGACGTAAAGGAAGAGTTCGGTATTTCCTATCGTAATTTTGCCCTTGCCAAGGCTATTGTTGGGGACAGGTCCGATAAGATCGATGGTGTCAAGGGCGCGGGGTTCAAGACATTAGCGAAAAGATTTCCTGCCCTGGTGAACGATGAGGACGTACTGCTGGAAGAACTTTTCGATTATGCCAGACAGATGTCCGAGAGCAAAATAATTTTATATAGGAGGATCTTAGAGGGGCGCGATTTGATTGCGAGAAACTGGAAACTTGTTCACCTCGACACCGCCTCCCTTACGAGCCAACAAATCAGTAGAACCGACGAATTATTGCAAAATTTTACACCCAGAAATAATAAATTTGACTTCCTGCGTGCAATAATAGAGTGCGGCCTAAACAACTTTGATGTGGACGGCTTTTTCTTTCCGATGAAAACGATAAGGTGGTAGAATGGAATCATTGAGTAACCCTAGTTTTGCTGAGCACGGCACATCATTTCAAGAGAAAATTATGCAGGCCCTCCTGTCAGATCACCAGTGGGCTGAGCAGATGTCTGAGGTCATTAAGATCGACTATTTTGACCTTAAACACCTGAAGTTCCTGTCCCAGAAATATTTTGATTATTATACGAAGTACCGAACTTTTCCCACGCTACAGTTGCTCGTGACAATTATTAGGGATGATCTTCGTGCGGGGACCGATGTAATTCTTCGTGATAAGATTGTTGAGTACCTACAGCGAATTAAGCTGAATCCAGACATGGGCGACATTCAGTACGTCAAGGATAAGTCTTTAGACTTTTGTCGAAAGCAGGCAATGCGATCTGCGCTCGAGCAGGCCGTAGATATGATTGCCACTGGGCAGGATGAGAATGTTATTAACATTATACGGGAAGCCCTGACAGTTGGAACGACACCCTCTATCGGCCATGAGTTCATTGAGGACATGGAGAGCAGGTTTGTTCATATTGTCAGGCATGCCTGTCCGACTGGAATTAGGGAGCTGGATGACAGAAAGGTCATGAATGGAGGTCTTGCCAAGGGCGAGATTGGTGTCGTCGTCGCCAATACGGGAGTTGGAAAGTCCCACTTCTTGGTCCAGGCCGGTGCGACAGCCTTGATGAACGAAAAGAATGTAGTTCACTATACTTTCGAGCTGTCAGAGGTCTCAACAGGATTGCGGTATGATTCACACATTTCGGATATCCCTATTGACGAGCTTCTTGAAAGAAAAGAAGAGGTGATTGAAAAGTATAAGGGACTCGACTTGGGTCGGCTTATCATTAAGGAGTATCCAACTGGCTCCGCTTCGGTGGTGACGATTAGGAATCACATCGAGAAGCTGGCACTTAAGAATTTTAAGCCTGATGTGCTTATTATCGACTATGCAGACATCATGCGCTCTACGCGATCGTATGACTCCCTTCGCCATGAGCTTAAGTTAATCTACGAGGAGCTTAGGAATATGGCAATGGAACTAAAAATTCCGATTTGGACAGCCTCACAGGCTAATCGCTCCTCAGCGCAGAGCGACATCGTCGGCCTCGAGAATATGTCTGAGGCCTACGGTAAGGCGATGGTCGCTGACGTTGTCCTTTCATTGTCACGCAAGACCCACGAAAAGGCAGACGGCGCCGGCAGGCTCTTCGTCGCTAAGAACCGTGCCGGTCGCGACGGCTTGATTTTTCCAATTAAAATCGATACAGCGCAGTCTAAAATCCGTACATTAACAGAGAGCGAAGTCGTAGAGCTAGATAATAAAAAACGGGAATCTGAAGCCGACATGAAAGAGCTTCTCAGAAAAAAGTGGCGTGAGGTAGCTCAGGATAGAAAAGTCGTGTGAGGGAGATTAGAGTGAATAAGAAGAGAGCATGTAGGGAGTCTTTAGAGTATTTTAACGGAGATGAACTTGCTGCAAGCATCTTTGTTACTAAATACGCCCTCACAGATTCGAATGGTGAGATTCTCGAGGCAACCCCTGCAGATATGCACAGGCGATTAGCTGCAGAATTCTATCGTATTGAAAGTAAATACGATAATCCCATGTCTGAGCAGGAAATTTTTGACTTGCTGGACGGCTTTAGGCACGTGGTCCCACAGGGTTCGCCTATGGCCGGTATTGGAAATCCATATCAGATTCAGTCTATTTCTAACTGTTTTGTGATCGATGCCCCTGAGGATTCTTATGGTGGTATTCTAAAGAGCGATCAGGAGCTCGTGCAGATTGCTAAACGCCGAGGAGGCGTAGGCTTTGACCTCTCAACGATCCGACCTAAGGGACTCAACACCGCGAACGCAGCTCGCACCACTGACGGTATCGAGGTCTTCATGGACCGGTTCTCTAATTCCTGTCGTGAGGTAGCCCAGGGTGGCCGCCGCGGTGCTCTGATGCTGACAATATCTGTTCATCATCCACAAATTAGCGACTTTATAAAGATTAAGCGTGAGCTAACTAGGGTAACTGGCGCTAATATATCGATTCGTTTAACTGACGAGTTTATGAACGCAGTGTCGTCCGATGCCGACGTCCAGCTTCGATTTCCAGTGGATCGTGATGTAGAGCACATGATTACAGAGCAGGTTAACGCTAGGGAACTCTGGGATGAAATGATTGTGTCTGCACACGCCTCAGCCGAGCCCGGCCTTTTATTTTGGGACAATGCTAAGAGGAATACCCCTTCAGACATTTATCAGGATCAGGGATTCGGATCGGTCTCTACGAATCCGTGTGGAGAAATAATCTTATCCCCTTACGACTCGTGTAGGCTGATGCTGGTTAATCTTACTTCTTTCGTGGAGAATGCCTGGACAGATTCAGCATGTTTTGATTATGCTCATTTTGGTGAGACCGTGCAAAAGGCCCAGCGTCTTATGGACGACATGATTGACCTAGAGGTCGAGCAGATTGACGCTATTTTGGCTAAGATCGCAAGCGATCCTGAATCTATTACTACCAAGGCTATTGAGATTGAGCTGTGGACTAAGATTAGGACCCAGGCCCTCCGTGGACGAAGGACGGGTTTGGGGATTACTGGCCTAGGCGATGTATTGGCGATGCTGGGTATCCGATACGGCAGCCAGCAAAGTATTGAGGAGACTGAAAAGATTTATCGCTGGCTTTCCACTCATGCATATATTTCATCGATGGTCCTGGCAAAGGAGCGGGGAGCGTTTGAGGTTCACGATGCTGACATGGAGGCTGGTCACCCATTTCTCGAGAGAATTTTTGATTCCATCGATGAGATGACGCCGGAATCAACCGCTTATAAGGCACGTCAGATGAACCAGCGCTGGGGTCGAAGAAATATTGCGATCACCACCACAGCGCCCGCCGGCAGCGTTTCGACCCTTACACAGACCACCTCTGGGATCGAGCCCGCTTTCATGTTGCATTACACTCGTCGTCGTAAAGTCGCTGATGGTGAGGAGCATGACTTTACGGATGACATTGGGGATAGGTGGAAAGAGTATGACGTCTATCATCACAAGTTTAGGGAGTGGATGGAACATGTGTCAGCTACCGGTTCTCCTGAGGAGCTGATAGCCGCTAGTCCGTATGCCGATGCCACTGCGAATAATATTGACTGGGTTCAGAAGGTCAAGGTTCAAGCTGCTGCACAGCGCTGGGTGTGCCACGCTATATCCAACACTACAAATGTGCCTGAAAACACATCCGTCGATACTATTAAGAAAATTTATGTCGCCGGCTGGGAATCGGGCTGCAAGGGCGTCACCGTCTATCGCGCTGAATGCCGCAGTGGCGTCTTGGTTGAAAAGAGGAACGAATACAGGGGCGACGATAAGTTCATATCACATCCGGCTCCAAAGAGACCTGATGTCCTGCATTGTCATATTCATCATGCTACAATTCAGGGGGAGAAGTGGACTATTTTAATAGGCCTAATGAACGATAAGCCGTACGAGGTTATAGGCGGACTTTCTGAGTTCGTTGAGATCCCTAGGAAGTACAAGGAGGGTAAGATTAAGAAACATCCTCGTAAGTCGATGAATTCTATCTATGATCTTTCATTTGGTGAGAATGGCGATGAGGTCATGCTTAAGAATATCGTCTCACTCTTTGATAATCCAAATTATTCGTCATTTACTCGAATGATCTCTTTAGGCCTGCGTCATGGCGCCCCAATTCAGTATGTTGTAGAGCAGCTACAAAAGGATAAGGATGCGGAGCTTTTTTCATTTTCTAAGGTCGTTGCTAGGGTGCTCAAGAATTATATCATTAATGGTACGAAGACTACGACTGAAAAGACATGTCCCGGCTGCAACGCCATGGAGTCATTTGCGTATCAAGAGGGTTGCATAACATGCTCTAGCTGTGGCTGGTCTAAGTGCTCGTAGGAGTAAATTAATGAATATTGTTAGTAAGGTTGATCCGCGCATTAAGGAAGTTGAGTTAAGGCACTCACCTGTCTATATTCGTGTCAATAAGTTTGATGAGTCGTCTGCTAAGAAATTTGCCGATGAAATATCTAAGGCACATAATACGGGCCAGACGGTGATACCAGTTGTCATTGATTCTTATGGTGGGCAGGTTTATAGCCTGATGGCGATGATTAGCGCCATTAAGGCGGCACATGTTCCGATTGCTACGATCGTGTCAGGAAAGGCTATGTCCTGTGGCGCAATTCTTTTTTCATTTGGTCAGGACGGGATGAGGTATGTGGACAGCGATGCCACTGTCATGATTCATGACGTCTCGTCATTTGAAAAGGGTAAGGTTGAGGAGATAAAGGCTTCAGCTGAGGAGACCGAGAGGCTGAACACCAAGGTCTACGAGATGATGGCTCTGAACTGCGGTAAGCACAAGGACTATTTTTTAGATATCGTGCACGAGCGTGGCCACGCCGATTGGTTCTTAGATTCGAATGAGGCCCTTAAACACAATTTGGCAAACCATATTGGAACTCCGCGACTAGAGGTTGAGGTTGGGATTGCATTTAATTTTTATGCATAGCATGTAAAAACTCTTTCCTTGCTGTATTATTCAAGTAAGGAGTGAGAAATGAAAGATTGGATACCTCCAAAATCTCCACACGGCCTGATCCAGGAAGATTTATGGCCAGACCCGTGGAAAATTTTAGTTGCCTGCCTGCTCTTAAATCTAACGACTCGAAAGCAGGTTGACAAGGTAATTGATGGGCTTTTTGAACGATATCCAGCTCCCAGAAGCCTTGCCACTGCGCAAGAGGAAGATCTCCATGGCATGCTTCGCTCGCTAGGTATGTGGCGTAAGCGTGCTAAGACATTGATCCGGTTTTCTAATGAATTTTTAGAAGCAGACTGGACAACCGCAAAGGACCTTTATGGTTGCGGGAAGTATGCTGACGACGCGTGGCATATTTTTTGCGTGGGAGACTGGCGGCAGGTTGCGCCCAGTGATCACGCCCTAAACGATTATCATAATTTTTTAAAGGATGAATTAGATGCCTGAGGGTCCCGAGTGTCGTCAAATCGGTATCCAGCTCGCGAAGAGGGTCTCGAATAGAAAGCTGGTCGATATTAAGATACTGAGCGGCCGCTATGAGAAGCACGGCCCACCCACTGGCTTTGACAAGATAATGGAGTGGACTCCGATTGGAATTCAAGGGGCCGGGGTACACGGTAAGTTCTTATTCTTTCTATTGGACGCCGAGTGGAGCATTTGGTCTACGTTAGGAATGACAGGTTCATGGACAAATGAGAAGAATGAGCTGCACAGTCGCATTGAATTTGTCTTAAATGACGGATCAATATTTTTTACTGATTCTAGAAATTTTGGGACCCTTAAGTTTGTGCGGGGAAAACAGCAACTTATTGACAAGCTGGAGTCCTTAGGCCCAGATCTTCTTGCTGAGGAGATTGATGACTTTAAATTTGCTGAGCATCTCATGAGAAAAAAGACAAAGACAATCGCTCAGGCACTTATGGATCAGGGCGTTGTGTCTGGTATCGGCAACTATGTAAAAGCTGAAGCGCTATACAATGCTAAGATATCGCCTCATCGCTTAGTGTCAGATTTAGATATACATGAGATGTCTGCACTAAATACGTCAATTCGAAAGGTCCTAGTTGAGAGCTTTGAGTCTGGCGGTGCAACAATTAAAACTTATGCTGACATGAACGGTAAAATAGGAGAGTTCAGTCAGCGATTTGCCGTGTATGGACAGCGAAGCGATCCGCTCGGCAATGATGTTGTCAAGGAAAAAACAAAGGATGGTAGGATGACACATTGGGTGCCGTCCATCCAGAGATAAAAAGGAGAAAAAATGGCATATAAATTGAGTGATAATGTTTTACGTAGGATTGTTCAGGTGATGCAGGAGGGCCTGCTGACAGGAACCGATATTACCGATCACATGAGGATGATTCGACTTGAGGAAAATGTTGATGATACGACCCAGCTTGTTTTAACTGATGAGTACAAGGGGATTGTGGAGAATCAGCATGAGACAATGCTTCATGAGATTGAGAATATTAAGACGTCGGAAAACTAATGAGTGAGGACAGGCTTAATGACCTCTTTGAGATGAGGATTAATTTTATGGAGGCAATTAAAAAGAGCCCTGTTAATGGGGCACCCCCCTGGCCGCTGGATCTTTCCACAAAGGAGCACCAGCAGTATGTCAGGGATATTGCACTTCGTGGTGTGGAGGAGATGTTTGAGGCACTCCAGCACCTCAAGAATTGGAAGCCCCATCGCCAGACATCAGTCACTGATTTTGACAAGGATGAGTTTTTGGAAGAGATAGTTGACGCCTTTAATTACTTTTTTGAGCTGATTCTACTGGCAGGTTTTACGGCTGATGATTTTTTTGAGATGTATGTTAAGAAGGACAAGGTGATTCATGAAAGACTTAAAGCCGGATATTAATTCATTTAATGGACTTCAGGCCGTCCAGCGTCAGTTTTCAGACCTATTTTTTAGTTCTGACCTCCTATCCGTCGATGAGAAGGAGGAGATGACAAGGAGCTTTGCCTTGGCACTTCACAGTGAAGTTAGCTCACTTGTGGGTGAGATTAGTTTTAAGGATCACATAAACTCTGGCCGGTCCGTAAATACGAAAAAGATCCTGTATGAAAGTGTCGACGCCTTTCGTTATATTTTAGCTATTTTGAATTTATGGGGACATAGTTCTGATGATTTTCTTAGCGCATTTCAGAATAGGGATTCATTTCTTCATACTAGATTTGAGCTGGATAAGCGAAAATGGGAGGGGCAACCTGTTATTGTTGTTGATGTGGATGAGGTGATCTGTACGTTCAGAAAGGGATTCACTGAGTGGCTGATAGATGAGAAGGGCATTGATGTCGATGTTAATTCCAAGGAATATTATCACGTTGTGCCAATTAAAGGTTCAGGTCATTCGCCGGAGGGCCTTTTTGAGGAGTTTATCGATTCAGGTCATTTAAGGGACCTAGACATCATCTCTGAGACTGTCGGCGTTTTAAATCAGCTTAAGCTAATGGGATTTTGGATTCACCTGCTGACTGCTCGTCCAGATAAAAACCTGCAGTGCCTCTATGACACTTACTACTGGCTGGAGAGGTCAGGTTTAAACTTTGATCGAGTTTCATTTTCACCTGAAAAAATGATCTGGCTTACAAAGACAGAATACTTTGAAAGCGAGTCTGTCGTTTGTGCCATTGATGATTCTGTGAAACACACCATGGAGTATGCAAAGCACGGTGTTAAAGTTGCATCACCTAAGATGTCATACAATAAGGAGCTTCGAAATCAGGAGAATGTGACAATTTACAAGACATCTCAAGAGTTGCTTGATACAATAACACAGTTATCGGGAATGAGATAGTGTCAGGCGACGAACGTGATTATAAGGACCTGTATTTTAAGGTCCGCCGTGAGTCTTTCATTGCCCAGGTTGCTTACAGTAAGGGTATTGAGCTGGTGAATCTAATTCTTAATCCTGGATCGATTGGTAGCATCGAGGACTGTGCTCAGCAGTTTAGGGAATCGATTAAAAGCGCCCAACAGTTTATGGACCAGGTCGATGCTGGTGATACTGAGCTGGCAAATTATTTTGACATTAGGGCCCGAGAAGATGCTTCTTAGCGGCTCCCTAGTCAGTTTTATATTTAAAGAGTCAACCACCCTGGGAGTTGTGCTGGGTGACTCTGAGAAATCTAAACAAATGTACCGTGTCTTATATGATAATAAGGTTGGTCATTTTTTTGAAAAACAACTTGAACCTATAGAAGGAGACTAAATTGAAAGTTTACATTGCATCCCCATTTTTTAACCCCAAGCAGATTGATCAGGTCGAATATATTAAGGAGGCCCTCACCAAGTTGGGATATGAGTATTTTTCACCCAAGGATTATTTTGTTCTGGATCCTAATGCTACCGCCGAGGATCGAAAGAGGATCTTCGACGTGAATGTCGAGAAGATAGAGTGGGCAGATTTTGTCCTGTGTAATACAGAGGCCAAGGATCTTGGCACTATCTGGGAGGCTGGCTTTTCTCACGGTATTGGCAAGCCTGTCGTATTTTTTGCTGAGGGACTGCCGGATGGTAAGTTTAATGTCATGCTCTCAGAGGCAGGAGTGTCAGTCAACACTTCTAGGGAGCAGCTTTATTCTTATCTTCTTGACTGTCGTGAGCAGGATTTTCTAATTAACATTCCATACACGGGGCAGACACAGTAATGATGTACAATAAACTAGAGTATGTTTGGATAGACGGCGGCATGCCGTGGGGAATTAGGTCTAAGATAAAGGTCGTGCCTGGTTTCGATCCTACTTTAGATGATGCCCCAACGTGGAGTTTTGACGGCTCTTCGACCCACCAGGCCACGGGTTCGGACTCTGACTGTATTTTAAAGCCAGTGAGAACGTATCCTCATCCCTATGCAGAGGATTCACTTATCGTTTTGTGCGAAGTGTTGACAGCACTGGGAGAGCCTCATGTTTCTAATCGAAGGACTGCGTTCTTAGATGTACTGGAAAAATATCGGGACGATGAGCCTTGGTTTGGGTTTGAGCAGGAGTACTCTATAATTCAAAATAATAGGCCTCTTGGATTTCCAGACTTTGGCTTTCCCAGTCCTCAGGGAATCTACTACTGTTCAGTTGGCGGCGATCGATCTTTCGGTCGGCACATCGCTAACGCTCACCTAGATGCATGTCTCATGGCGGGAATAAACATTTGTGGCACTAATGCCGAGGTTGCCCCGGGCCAGTGGGAGTTTCAGATCGGGGGTCCTAACATTGATGCTGATGTTGTGTGCGACGATATGTGGGTGGCTCGATACCTGCTCCTTTACACGGCAGAGGAAGGCGGACTCACGGTTACTTTTGAACCTAAGTGTGTGCCTGGGGACTGGAATGGTGCCGGATGTCACACTAATTTTTCTACTAGTAAAATGCGTGAGCCCGGTGGCATGAAATACATAGAGGCCGCCTGTAACGCACTATCGGCCAGGACTAAGGAGCACCTAAGTAACTATGGAGATGATATTGAACTTCGACTGACAGGCGATCATGAGACCTGTTCATATCGAGAGTTTAAGTGGGGAGTCGCTGATCGGACTGCTTCGATTAGGATTCCGCGACAGGCTGCGTTGGATGGAATGGGATATCTTGAGGATCGTCGCCCTAATGCTAATTGTGATCCTTATATTGTTGCCCGGTTAATGATTAAAACTGTGTGTGACGAGTTATAAACTTAATTTAATTTTGATATATTGGTATATCTCGTAAAGGAAAACTAAAATGACAAATTGCAGCAACGGATTTATGCACATTGGTGTAGAGCTTCTTGATTCCCCAGACATTCCATTTACAACTTTTTGGAATTGGTTTAGGCAGACGTGGATCAGTCTTCATGATGAAGAGTACGACCACACTAATCCAGAGCATATTAAGGCATGCCATGATGTCGCCAACAGAAGGGCACTTCCTACTCCTATGGAGGCGACCACCTTTCAGTTTAAGGTGACCGGCCTGTCGAGGGTAGCTCTTGCACAGATTACCCGGGGTCGTGTTGGATGGGCCTATAACGTTGAGTCACAGATGCCCCAGCACATTCGGCATTCTGTGACCGTCCCTAGGAACATCTACGAGCATCCTGAGTTTGGTGAGAGGGCAAGGAATTTGACTAGCCAACTGCAGGGACTTTATGATGAGATGTACGATGCTGGTATTCCGCCACAGGACTGTCGCTACATGACAATGCACGGCCAACAGACTAGCATGGTTTTTCATGTTAACTACGCTGCCCTTTTGGGCTATTTTGCTCGTCGATGTGAAAATGGCCTGACTGATGAACTGAATTTAGTCGGCAGGATGATGCGGCATGCCCTGATCACCACTCACCTCAATTCAGATGGGACAGACAAAATTCCTGGATCTGGCTGGTCATTTTTAATTGGTAAGCTAGAGGCAATGGGAGGTGATAAGGCTTGCCTTAATAACGACCTTGTATTCGGAAATACGGGCAGGTCCCCCGCAGCGGGTGCCTGGGTTCCTAACTTACTTGATGGAACTTGTGATTATGACTTCTCTAAGTCTGCCTGGTACTACGAGCTCTGCGAGCTTCCTGAGCATCTCCTCTTCCCCGGCGAGCAGGAGATGATTAACGATTTTAAGTCTGTAGGATTTATTGGTCGACTCCAAAAATTGGACTCGACTGCCAACAATGGCTAAGAAAAAGCCAGCACATAAGAAAGCTGAACCGGAGACACAGTGCGGTGTTACAATTGGACAGGTCGTGTGGTGCACACTTTGTACCGGTGCTGTAGGTCATGGTAGGATTGTTACTGTTCACCCCTTGAATAAGGAGGGTCCTGCCATGACCATTTATGACGAAATATCTGGTGCCTATCGTGTTGGCCTGATTGAGACTATAACTCCCGGCCGGCCGAAGAAGGATCAGATTTTAAAATTTATGACTGGCCTTGAAAAGAAGTGTTGCGAGGCGAAAAAGTAGAGAAGATGCGGGAAAAGCAGTGGGTAATAATTTTTGACGGTCCTGACGGCTGCGGCAAAACTAACATTGCCCAGGCTCTTTCGCAGGCCTTAGGCATTCCCTACTTTAAAAATACTGACGAACACAGGTATTTCAGGAGCGACCCTGACTATTTTATCCACGCAATTCGATACGTGGACACATATTTTACCTCCTATCTTGAGACTACAAACAGCTCCGTAATATTAGATAGGGCATGGCCGTCGGAGTGGATTTACTCTAAGGCGATGGGTAGGCGGACAGACGAGAATGTCCTGTTGGACCTTGATAAAAGGCACGCTAAATTAGGGACAATTATAATCAGTCCCTTTAGGACCGACTATAAAAACGTTGATGAGCAGTACGATGAGGTAAAACGTCGACTGCCACAAATTGATAAACTGTACGAGGAGTTTGCCAAGTGGTCCAGGTGTCACGTTCTAAGAATAAACGTTGACAACGAGGACCTCCAGCACCAGCTTCACGTAATTTCAGATTTTCTGCAAATTACAGGTAACAGCGCTGATAAATTCTATTATATTAGATAAGTGAGGTCAAGTGAGGCCATGCAATGTCATTTAATGACATCTGGTATAATTATAGCGTATGAGGCTAAGACAGTTCGCCGATGAATTAGGCATTTCATATTCGACTGCCCTTCGAATGTTTAGGAGGGATGAAATTCCTGGTGCGTACAAGCTTCCTAGTGGCACAATTGTAATTCCTGAGGGCGCCATAGTGGCTCTAGGGCAACCCGATTTAGTTTCCGATGGAAACCTTATAGGTGCCATGGAGATCATTGAGGAGGCCTCTAGGGATGTCTTAGGGACTGAGGATGCCACTGATTTAATGCAGTTAATTCAGCGGGTTCTTGTGGAGTATACTGGTGGGATAACTTATGACAGCGATTAGAGTCATAGAGGCCTCAGGGTCCAATGGTGCAATTCAGTTCGTTTCTGGCTCCGGTAATTTTGACGGAGATGCCCGCCTTGTATTTGACAGCACATCTGGCCTGCTGAAACTAACTGGGTCCCTTGAGTCCACACTTGGACTGAGCGGCTCCCTTACACAGCTCACCGACGGCACATCCTATCTCGTTGCTGGTGATAATATCACCATTGTGTCATCCTCTAACGGTGGAGTGACGCTTCACGCCGCCTCAAGCGGCGGCGGCGGGGCTGGAGATCCAAACGCATCTTTCGTGGTGATGTCCCTAACAGGATCACTTAATGCCGACAGGCAGCTGACAGCCGGCACTGGGTTAAACCTCAACGATGGGGGAGCCAAGGGTAACGTTACCTTTAGCGTAGATGACTCCACGGTTGCCACCATATCAGGCTCAACGTTTACGGGCGCCGTTGATTTTAATGCTGGCTTGAGCGGTTCACTTACACGACTTATTGGGGGTACCTCCTACCTGGTTGCCGGCAGTAACATCACCATCACCTCAGCATCCAATGGACAGGTCACCATCACGGGTCAATCTGGTGACATAACAGACGTGACAGCCGGGACAGGCCTGACCGGTGGAGGATCATCAGGTGATGTCACCCTGGCTGCCGACGACTCCGTCGTCGCCACCCTGACAGGATCACAGTTCACCGGCCAGGTCGGCTTCCAGTCCAATGTGAGTACCAGCGGTTCTTTTATCGCCTCAGGTGACTCCACATTCTCAGGTCCGGTTTATCTGTCAGGCTCAGTTTCGGATTTCACTGCAACTGGTTCTGCCAAGTTCAATGCAGGTTTAAGCGGCTCCCTTACAAAGTTAGTGTCAGGACTGTCCTACCTGGTCGCTGGCTCGAACGTAACTATCACGTCGGCCTCCAACGGTCAGGTGACCATCGCCGGCACCGCCGGGGACATTACGTCAGTTACCGCAGGCACAGGATTAACGGGTGGAGGATCGTCCGGGGATGTCACCCTNGGTGTTGATAATTCAGTTGTGGCCACCCTGACAGGATCCACTTTTACTGGGCCAGTGCACCTATCAGGTTCAGTTTCTGATTTCGTTGCAACAGGTACTGTTCAGTTTAATGCGGGTCTTCGTGTTCCTGATAGTGCGGGTGATAATTTTTACACAGTCGCCGGCACATCATACAACATCGGATCAGATGTTACTGTTACTTTCCCCAACTTAACTGGTGATGATGAGCTCGTTACCCGAACTGCCACACAGGTCCTAACCAATAAGACCCTGACCGCGCCTACTATTAATAATGCCCTCAACATAACAGCAGACGCAATTACAGGTTCGTATCTTCGAACGCTGGGTGACCTGAAGGTCGACGGTGATATGACGGTCTTTGGGACAGCATCGTTCGTTGACACTGAGCACATTCGTGTGGCTGATTCCTTAATCTTACTCAATTCTGGTGCAGTCGGTGCCAGGAGCGTCTCGGCCATTGCCTTCGCCTCCGGCTCAGCCACTGCCGACCAGGCATTCATCTTCGGTCCGGATGGTACTTCCACAGGTCCCCAACCAACCTTCGCCTTCGCAAGGGTCGACGTTAAGGATGGTGCTCTCAACCCGGTCCTGGCATCCTTCAGCAACCTGGTCGATATTAAGGCAGCCGGCCTCAGCGGTTCCCTGACACGATTGTCAGACAACACATCCTACTTGGTCGCGGGAGACAACATAACAGTCACCTCGGCCTCCAATGGCCAGGTGACCATCGCAGGGACGGCTGGTGATATAACGGGAGTGGCGGCAGGTACTGGCTTAACAGGTGGGGGTACCTCCGGTGACGTCACACTGGCTGCCGACGACTCCGTCGTCGCCACCCTGACAGGATCACAGTTCACCGGCCAGGTCGGCTTCCAGTCTAACTTAAGTGTAACAGGTTCCGCACATTTTGCCGCCGGCTTGAGTGGCTCGTTAACACGGCTTATTGGTGGTGCCTCATACTTGGCCGCCGGCAGTAATGTCACTATCACATCAGCCTCTAACGGACAGGTGACCATCGCAGGAACGGCTGGTGACATTACAGCTGTCACCGCTGGTACAGGCCTGTCCGGGGGCGGGACATCAGGTGACGTCGCTCTTGCGATAAGGGACTCCATAGTTGCTACCATATCAGGTTCCCAGTTCACCGGCCAGGTCGGGTTTCAGTCAAACCTCAGTGCATCTGGATCCTTAATAGCATCAGGAGACACGACGATTAACGGCCCAATATACCTGTCAGGCTCTGTCTCAGACTTTACTGCCACGGGTTCAGCTAGGTTCAATGCCGGACTAAGTGGCTCTTTGACACGATTGGTGGGTGGTGCTTCTTATATTGCCGCGGGTGACAACATAACGGTCACCTCAGCCTCTAATGGGCAAGTCATCATCTCTGGTCTTGCGGGTGATATTACATCGGTAACTGCTGGGACTGGACTGACAGGGGGCGGTGCCTCAGGCGATGTCACCCTTGCCGTTGATGACTCTGCAGTTGCCACCCTGACAGGATCACAGTTCACCGGCCAGGTTGGCTTCCAGTCCAATCTTAGTGCATCTGGATCCTTAATCGCCTCGGGTGATACGACATTTAGCGGTCCAGTTTATCTGTCTGGATCAGTTTCGGACTTCACCGCTACTGGATCTGCTTCATTTAATGCTGGATTAAGCGGTTCACTCACACG